TTGCAGGTCAAGCTGCAATTAATAGCGGTAATACTACGACTGTTGGAGCTACTACAACTACGGTTTATTCCCACAAGCCTAGCGCACAAGGTAGTGAAGCTGGTCAACTTGCAGATATAAAGAAGAAAAGCGCTCGTTAAAGTTAAAAAAAAGGGAGCGATTAAGCTCCCTTTTAGTATGCGACAGTTATTAACCGTTAGCTAACTTATTAAAGTAGGATAACGAATCATCATCATCATCTGTTGTTGCAGCTGTTTGAGGTACAAACGTAGCTTGCGGTACAGGTTCAGCTGCTGCACGTTGCATTGGCGCTGCAGTTGGTTCGTCTAGTGATACCGCTTCAGCAGTAGTCATGACAGCACCTTCTTCACCAAGTACACGATTCAACTTAGCTTTAAGTTCCGCATAAGTCTTAAAGCTCTTAGGATCTACAATCTCAGCAAGGCTGTATAGTGTATTATAGATCGCTTCAAGTTTAGCATCATCTTCAGACAAAGCTTTCATACCAGCGAATTCAGACTTATCATAGTTACGGTATCCCGCAACCTGTTGAATCTTAAGCTTGAAGTCAGCACCTTCCCAGAAGTCATATGGATTAACCGGAGTTTCATCTTGGAATTGTGGCTGCATAACATCCATGATCTTATCAAAGATCTTCTTACCGAATGTGTACAAGAAAGTCTTGCCATCATTTGCTGGATTAGAAGGATCAGATACTACCATGATATTTGACACATAGTGTAAGCGGCGCTTACGAGCACGTGCAATCTCTTTATCTTCATCACGACCAGTATTCCAAAGAATACTATTCATTTCTGATACAGGATCATCTTGACCAATAGTAGTCAAAGAATTCTCAATGTACCATTGTCCAGTTGGACCTTTAAAACCATGGTCCCAGTAGCGAACCCATGGAAGTTCTTCACCTTCAGCAGCAGGTAAGAAACGAATAACAGCATAGCCATTACCAGCTTTATCTACAGTAGGCTTCCAGAAGCGATCATCTTGGTAAGATGCTTTTTGACCACCGACAGCTTCAGCAGCTTTGGTGAGAGAGGCGATATCAGTACGATTTCGTTTTAAGTTTGCAAAAGACATATTATGTTTCCTTTTATATTGCAGTGTATTAATTGTTTTGGTGATACGTCTATTATAACACGTATCGCTTAAGATGTAAACACTTTAAAGATAATTTTTTTCATTTTATCTGAATTAATGTTAACAAGTAAGCTATATTTTCTAATCTTACGTGAGACACTAGGCCACAAGATTGGATCAGAAATAGTTTTGTCCGCCCTACTCATAAAGTTCGTGAGCTTATTAAGTATCACGACAGACTCAATATTTATATCATCTGATAAGTAGGATTCTACAACCTTTGGATATTGGTTGCCGATTTCAAACAGCTGGTCAAAACTATCAACATTCACTTTATCAAGATCTTGTTCAAAGTTATATCCCATGGACTCTGTTCTTTTTTGCCAATCACGATACACTTGTTCATTGCCAAGCATATCGCCAACCCAATTATTGTCTGCAACAAAGTGCGCAGCGTAGTAATTGATTAGCTCGGGTGGTGTATCAAACATCCTGCCAACCTTAGCAAAGAAGTATTTATCCTTACGTTTCCAAAAGGATTGTGGCTTCACCGATGTTTTAAAATTATACTTTGGTGCATCATAAGACTCTTGCTCAAAATGCAGCTTCAAAGACTGGTAGTATCTAAACGCTTCAAAAGGTTCCATTATCATCGTACTTCTTCATCCTAATTGCATTTTCTAAATAGAATATGTGCCATTCTTTAGAATTAATATCAAGTGCTGCTATTGCCTCTTTACCACCTTTGTAGTCTGCAGCTTCCATTACACTATGAAAACCAGGAGGGAGAGCATCTAATTCACCGATTATATCACGGTTTAAAGTAAGACATCTAGACTGTCTTCTATTCTCATTGTCCATGTACATAACACTATACACGCCAATCTCGAGTAGTTCTATCAGTTCAAACTTTGAGTAGTGTAAACTCATATAGGTAACCTTGCTCCTCCACCCTTAATAGAATTAACTTCAAGTGCTTCTGCTTCGATCTTATCTATAATTACGGTACTTAACAACCGCTTAATATCCTCAGGTTGCAGTTCACGTTCTTCACAAATAATAAGTACAGCTTCGATGTACGCTACACTAAGTGATTTAACTTTATCTTCAACCATAGTTGAAAATCTTTTCTTTGTAATGATAGGAGTAGGGATTTCAACCTGTTCCCCATTTGTAGAAATGGTGGTCGTCAATAGATGTAATGTATTCAAGGGTTGTACTCCAATATGGTTGAACTGATTTAGTGTGGTAATGTGTACTACCATTTGTTGAATCAAATCCATAATCATGGAGATCCAACGCTTGAGTAGTAACAATTACCGCGTGCAAGTATGCATCAAAGTTTCTAGGACGGTCAGATAGTCCATCACAGAACCAACTGAATTGGCATTTATGACGTACTATAGCTCCGTTGCTATGATACTTAGCTTGCTTGATTACTTCACACGCTGTATTAGGATAACGATTGTCCTTCATTCTATTAAGTACTACGTTTGTTACTGCCATCTGTCCGTTAGATGATTGATTTCTAGCTTCAAAGTATGAATTCAAGACTAAGCAATCAAACTCTTCTTGAGGAAGATTGTGCATTCCATCGAGAACGAATTCTGCATTTGCTGATGTTGATAATAATAGTGCTGCGAGTGCTAATTTGATTTTACTCATTTATCTACTACTCTTATTAGTATACAATCTGCATTAATACGACCGTTAGGTTTAGATTCTTTCGTAGTTAATGTAGCCCAAGCTTTATCTATCAATTTAAGAGATTTGGACTGTACAATATGTAGGAAGTCTTCAGGTTTACGTAACCTTATCTTCCGAGTGTTATCAGATTCTAGATCTACACCTTGTAGAGTAGTACCTTTAATAGAGAACCCGCTCGCTTTGTCTGACACGTATTCGGTGATTTCTCGTGTCTTGGAGTTGAAGACAAACAGTCTCATTGCTCCAATTATTGAGATGGGATTGATAGAGACTAATTTGTTTTCACTATCATCCTTCTTGTACTTCATCTTAGCGACTTGCTTATCCGCAGACTTTACACGAGGTTTACTAATTTTTCGTGTTGCGGCTGTTGCAGCTTTGATTTTATCACAATCAGCGAGCATATCTTCAACGTGCTTAATGCGCCGTCTCATTACTGAACGCTTGATATGTGAATAGCCTTCTACAGCTTGATCACACTGCTTGTTATAAGAGTCATTGAAGTCAAGAAGCCATCCCTCAAGCCGTTTGCGAACGGGTTCAGCTGCTTTACCTGTAAGACCATGGAGGCGGAACCCATTGTATAAATCAAATTCAGGTTCTTCGCCACCGATCCATTGATCTTCCAGTTCATCCAAGTCAGTTAAAATAGTATCATTAACTTTAGCTTGGTACCTCTGAGTAGGAGTCAAGACAATCACATTTGCTACGGCTTCGGTATCTTCAGCTTTTTCTGCAATCGCTGTTGTACCTGCTTCAGTCGCATCTGCTACGAAACGACGTATAGCTTCATGTCCATCATAAAAAGACTCCAACTCTTCAGTTCTTGTGGTGCCGTCTAGTTGTAAAACTTTACGTTTGTATGGTATTTTTTCAAACTCTAATCCATGAGTTACCCACTGCATACAAGCAGCAACATGTACTCGACAGTTATAAACCCAGTCAGGAGCAGATAGCATAACAGTTGAATCATCTTTAGAATAATTCTTCTTAATGAAAGCTTTCATCAACTTTACTTTATCAGCCTTAACAACTTCAACTTGAAAGTAATCCTTTAAGTGCGCAAAGCCTTTATCTACAGAGGCCGCACCAATACCCGTCCGAGGACGTCGAGTATAATCTACTTTCTTTTTCTTTTTAGTTGTCAAAGCTTTTAAAGTCGCCATGCTATATTCTCTCTTCTCAAATTTATGATACCATTATATCACGTTTAGACTAAGTTGTACACACTTATTCCACTTTTATTTTCAAATATATTCAAGCTTGTGATATTAGGAACTAAGAATGAACGCCATCCTTCTGCCTTAACATCATAACATGCAATAGATTGAATAGTGCGTTGTACACCTTCGTCATCCACATAACTGACACCTTGCTTACTCTTTGGGTGTGCAACCTCAGGAATAAGATCCATATTTAAAGTGCAATCCATAATACGTTGCTCACCATTCTTCTTAGTGAACGTTACTTGAATTACACCTTCTTCTAATAGCTTAACAATCTTGCTACGATCCATATTAACTTACCTCTCTTTTGAATATTCTAATCCGATTTGAACTAATGAGTGAAAATAGAACACTGCTAAATACGTTTTAGTATCAACTAGTAAACCTAGAGAGAA